GTGATAGGTTTATTCTGCTAAGGGCAGGAAGAAAGTTTAGAAAGACTTCACTTATTATAAGTAAGCTGATTGAAGGAGCGTTAGAGACTGGGTTGGTTTATCCCTATATTGCGCCTAATAAGTTACAGGCTAAGAACATTGCTTGGAATGACCATATTATTAGGTTGCTTGACCACTTTAAGGAAGTAGGTTGTCCCTATAAGACTAATGAGCAGGAACTTAGTATTACGTTTCCTAATGGTGGGAAGGTGCAGCTTTATGGAGTTGAGAATAAGGAAGCTTTGAGAGGTATATCTAATTGGGGTGGAATAGGGATGGATGAGTATGACGACTGGATGGAAGATATTTGGCCGTTGATTATTAGGCCGAATTTAACTACTCATAGAGCTTGGGCTATTGTAGCTGGTACGCCTAAAGGTAAACGAGGAATGTGGAGACTAGAGCAGACAGGCATATTTAAGCCTTTTCACTATTCTAGCTATGACAACCCGGATTTGAGCAGAGAAGAGCTTAGAGACCTTGAGAGTGAGTATAAAGCCTATGGTGAAGATTTTTACCAGCAGGAGATTATGGCTGAGTACATTAAGCCTGTTGGTGTGGTTTACAAAGAGTTTAAAGAAGAACGACAAGTAAGAGATGATATTAATTATGAAAGTAATCTTCCATTAGAAGTTTGGTGGGACTTTGGAGTCAATGACCCAACCTCAATGATTTGGGTTCAGACTTATGAGAACGAATTAAGAATAGTTGATTATTATGAAGCCAGTGATGTTTCAATTAATCATTTCGTACAAGTATTAAATTCTAAACCTTACAACACGCCCACTAAACACGTTGGGGATATTGCTGGTAGAAGTAGAAGCCTTGTTACAGGAACTTCAGTTATTCAAGAATTACATAAACTTGGGGTGCATATGACTACTAATCACATACCAGATATTGCTTCTCAAGTTAGAACTGCTCACAAATATATTCCACAAATTTATATTAGAAAAACTCAAAGCACAGAACGCTTCATAGATGTTTTAAATAACTACCGCTATCCTGATGCTAAGAAAGAATCTGCAGCTAATCAATCAAATGAAATACCAATGCACGACCAATACTCTCACGGTGCTAGAGCCTTTGAATATGGCTGCTGGGAACTTGATAGAAAGATGCCTGAGAAGTTTACTCCCAAAAAACAGAAACAATGGGACCCAATTACAGGAAGGATGCTGTCATAGTATCGATATTGTCATAAACAGTTTATCGTGCTATTGTTTAGACATTAAATAGTTATCAAATAGATGAGCAATATATGAGCCTTTCTGACGGACACTTAAAAGACCCCTTCCTCTACGCAACTAGTGATATATCCCTTGCGGCTTATCTTGTAATGAGTGGTTATGAACTACTCGGAGCTTTTGATAATGGTAAAGTTGGCAACAATGGTAGAAAACTTAAAGAATTTGGCCTTACGCATACAGACCCTTACATCCTAACTGATATGATGTCAGACATCAGTAAACGAGCTGATGAATACCGTAATTCCTACTATCAATCTCCCTCAGATAATGAACCAATGTTAAATTTTTGGAAACATTATAAATCAATTAAACAGCTGCATCACGCATTAGATGAAGCCATTAGGAGAAATGAATGACTATAGGCCTAAGCCAAATAACAAACAACGCCAAAGCCACACAAAAATTTTTAAACAAATACGGACAATATTTTGACAAATGGTTCATAACAGTAGCCGACAAAGACAAGAAAGAGTTCGACAAATTAAAACAAATCAAAGACGACAAATTACAACTTTCATATTTTAAGTGGGTTGATAACTTTGCCAAAGCAAGAAACTACAACAAGAAACAAATAGATACCGATTATTGGTTCTGGGCCGATAGTGATGATGACATTATCTACCCTGAACGAATTAAAGATTTAGTTGGTTATATGGTTAAAGCTGACCTCGATATTATTCAGCTTAAATATGACTATGCACAAAATGAACAAGGTGATGCAATATCAGACCACTGGCGTGAACGAATCTTAAAAACTACATATGAAGGTGAGTGGTCTACCCCAGTACACGAAATCATCCAAGGTCCACCAGCTCACCTTGAGAAGTCTGACTATGTTTATGTTAAGCACGTTAAAACTAAACTTGATGTTGCTAAAAGTATGGAACGCAACAAGAAAATACTTCAGAAACATTTTGAAGAAACTAAAGACCCACGAGATGCCTACTACCTAGGAATGACAGCTTTAGGCGAGAAAGACCCTAAGACAGCCATACAGTGGTTCTTACAGCACATTAAAACTTCAGGTTGGGATGAAGACCAGTACAGAAGTTGGTGCCGCATAGCAGATAGTGAATGGATACTTCAAAACTATGACCAAGCTTTATACGCTACTGATGAAGCCATCAAACTTAAACCAGAATTCCCAGACGCCTACTTCATAAAAGTTTTAATCTACACCACAACTGAGAAATTTGATAAAGGAATTGAGTGGCTTAAAGTTGGACTTGCTAAGCCAGAACCAGAAACTCTGAGTATTACAGACCCAACACTTTACAAGTACCGAGGAATGGCTATGGGTGCTCAATGCTATCTATTCTCTGGCAAAATTAAAGAAGCTTTCAAACTGTATCAGACAGTAATCAATCAGAATGAAAACGCTTTTGATGATGAAATGAAACAACTGTTTGAAGACGCTTATTTTGATACTAAAGCCATAGACTTCACTAAATGGCTTTTGTTCTACACCAAAGGCAATGGCGGTAAACCTACCAAGATATTCGAAGCTTTGCCTCAAAGAGTACTGGCTGACCCACGATTAAACGCTGAACGCGTAAAGTTTATGCCTAAGAAAACCTGGCCTAAAAAATCACTTGTTATATATTGTGGTCCTGGAAATGAAAGTTGGGGTCCTGATACATTGGCTAAAGGAATGGGTGGAAGTGAAGAAGCCGTTGTTTATCTTACTAGAGAACTGGCTAAAATTGGTTGGGAAGTTGCAGTGTTTAATGACCGAGATGAAGAAATTACAGTTGACGGTGTAACTTATAAGCCTTGGACTTTAATGAATCCATATGATGAATTTGATGTATTCTGTGCTTGGAGAGCACCAAGTTTTACAAGAGGAGTAAAAGCTCGAAAGAAAATTGTAGACTTACACGATACGCCAGTTGGACATCAAACTATATCTAATGCTGACATTGCTAATACTGACTTGTTTATGTTCAAAACTAAATTCCAAACTACATATGCACCAAACATACCAGAAGAGAAAATATCAATAATACCTAACGGTTTAGATGGGAGACATTTTAAATGAAAATAATACAAATACTAGCAGGCGACAAAGCAGAGCTTTACGGCTTAGATGAAAGTGGAATGCTTTACAAGTTTAATCATTCAGCACGAAACTGGGAACAATACGCTCAGAATGCTGACCCAATTCCACCATTGCCACCAATTGTTCCAGTAGAACCAGCAGAACCTACACCAGAACCAGTTATAGAATTCCCAACACCACAGGAGAATACCGATGTCCAAGCGTAAACATAGCGTAGGTTGGTTCAGTTCATACGACAGAGGCCTTGATGTGCTATTATCTGATGCTGTTTGGCCTAAAATTGTCGAAGCAGTGCCTGATGTAACGCTTGATGTGGCCTATGGTTGGAACACATTTGATAGTTTTCACAAAAATAATCCTGAAAAAATGAAATGGAAATGGCAACTTATACGCAAATTTAACCAATATGGTGTAAAAGAATACGGCCGTTTGAGCCACACAGAGCTTGCAGAATTGATGAAAGAGGTTCAAGTGCTTGCATACCCCACATCATTCCCAGAAATCGATTGTATAACCGTTAAAAAGGCTTTAGCAGCAGGTATAGACGTAGTATCTAGTGGATTTGCAGCTTTGCAAGAGTCAATTTGGTGCAAAGAAGAAGAAGACATAGAAGATATACACGATAACCCAGAAAAACTTGATGAATTTGCTAATCG